TTTAAATGTAGATCCAGCTAGTGGTAAATGAAATAACATAGAATCAAACTCTGATTCGTATTCTTTCATCGTGTCCATGATTAAATAATTCATATAATCTTTAACACGTTGTGACTGCTGTTCTGTTTGTGGATTTTTAATTCCTATAATTTGTGTTCTTACTGGTCCATCGCTTGGCAATAATTCTTTGTAAGCTTGAGCTTGAAACTGAGTAACGGCTTCTGCAAGAACTGGGTGCGTTGCACCTGAAGCTCCTTGAAAAGGTTCTGTTCTGTTTTCATATTTAAAACCTAAAAGATCAAGACCGCTTGTATAAGCGCTTTCCCATTCTTTCCTTGAAGATTTATAATCCATGTAGTTTTGAACCATCTCACTACCAATTGGTTCAACAGAATCTTCTGGTAAAATATCTGCTAGGTTATCAAAGTGTGACTCTGAACCTGGTGTATTAATTGCACCTGGATCATAGTCTATAGTTGCGCCGCCATCCTCTTCAGGTATAACTTCAACTGGTCCTTTTAATTCTTCTACGTCTTCATCCTGAACAGAAACTTCTTCTGCCATCTCTTCTTCTGAAGGGATGTCAATTTTAGTTCTAGTGTTAGGGAGTCCTTTTTCTATATCTGCCATTTAATACTCCTATATCTTTTTAACATTATTATATGGATAACGCAACCCATGAGGCGTTGGTCCTGATTCTGGTGGAATGGTCTTAGTTAGACTTGCTATGCCTCCTGATGCTAGTCCTAATGATGGATTTCTTCCTTGTGGATATAAAACAGGTCTTTGTTGAGATCCAAATCTATTTGAAGTTTGACTATTGGCAGGACCAAAATAATTTGTCATATCTACAGGTTCTCCACCAAAAATACCTTGTGTCCCATAAACTTGTTCTTTTCCATATACCCCTGGACCTTTAGTCATGAAGTCATCTTTTAATTGATCTTTATAATCAATAAAGTCTTTTGCATTTAATTTAGAAGGTGCGGGTGCAACTATCCTGTTTTCATTTTCCATTTCAACATACTGTTTTATTTCATCATCTGTTACTGTCATAAAATCTCTATCTACTTGAGGAAGCATATTTAAATTTAATTGCAATTGAGTTTTTTCAGGTGCTGCTAATTGTTCTGTATCATCAAGATCATCTGATGAATCTCTATATTTTCTTTTTATTGTTGAAAACAAAGAAGTAGCTTTACTTGCATCATACGCATCATCTTGTTTGCTTTCAGCAAATAGTTGTTCTGCTTCTGATATTTTAAATTTATTATCTAAATCATTTTTTGATTGTATAAGTTGTTTATTTACATTTTTAGAATCACTAGTTAAATCTCCTATATAACTAAACTCTCCACCATCAGATAAATTATCAAGATTTGCCTTTTGCTCTTCTAAACTTTTAATTTTTGCTAATTGATTTTTATAATCAATAGTTCTTCCTACAAGCTCACCTGTTTCGTCACCGAAAATTCTTGAAACTTTACTTATCTCAGCTGTCTTAGTTTGATCTCCAGGTAATAAATAATCGGTTGCTCTTAATCCTGCTTCTGTAAATGTATCTCCCATACCCATTCTAGCAAGAGAGTCTGCAGTAGCATATAAAGCTTCTGGTATAATACCAATCTTCATAATATTTCTTCCAAGACTACCCGCTCTTTTTAAAACTTGAGCGAAGTCATCAGCTTTATCTACAGGAACTTTACCAGAGTTTATAACTGCCGTTCCTGATTTATAACAATCATCTATGTTAGGAGTTCCTGTTGCAAGACCTATACGTCCGCCATCTGCTTTTAAAGTTGCTTTCTTACCACTAAACACGGAACACGTGCCTCCACCTAACGCGGCTACTAGTGTTTTAAATTCTTTAAAATTACCTAAACGTGATTCTTTACCTACCGCTTGCACAACTGATTTTTTAGTAGGAAGTACTCCAAAAGTTTCACCATCTATAATTTTAGTGATACCGCCTTCTAAGTTATTTATTTTAGTTTTAAATTCACTTAATGCTTTATTTCTTAAAGTAACATCGTTTCCAGCATTTTTTAATTTTCTCTCTAATGTTGTTTCTAAATAATTTAATTTACTATTGGAAGAAGCTAAAGAAACCTCATTTTTCCAAAAAGCATTATTAAGATCAGGGTGTTGAACGTTTACACCACTATTTATAAAATTTACACCATCATTTAATTTTGATTGCACAATAGTTCCTAGACGAATATTTTTTCCTTTTGAATTTTTAAAAGTTAAATCTTTTATATTATCTTTGTTTTTATATCCATTAATAGCATTTTCATAAGCACCTTTACCACCAACAGATTTTTGATTTAAATATTTTTCAAAACCTATACCTTTTCCTTTAATAGTATTATCTAACTTTACAAATTGGTTTGTTTTTGTGTCATAAAATTTTACTTTCTTATAAGCACCTCCAATATCCCATCTTACTTTACCATCTTTCATGGGAAATTTATCTGAAGTTAAAAGTTTACCATCTTCTCCAACAAGTAAAAACCTTTCTTGTCCTGCTTTTCGTGAAGACCTAAACATGTCTCTCCAAACATTTTCTTTGTAGTTATTTCCAGGAGGAAATCTTCCTTTCTTTGCAAAATAATCATTTAATTTTTGTTTATATTTTTTAGGATTTTTAATCCTATCTTGTTTAGCCCATTCTAGTTTTTTTTTTCTATAATCTTTATCTGTTTCATATTTAAAATTTTGGTCTTCTAATATTTGAGTTCTATTAGTTTGATATCTTTCTTTATCTGTTAATTTTTTTTCAGCTAATAATTTAGGATTAGACTTTATTTCTTTATATTTTTTTGTAGCTTTTTCTAACTGTGCTTCTAATCTTCCCGGTTTTAAATTTCTTGCAATATCGTAATTAGTATCTCCTTTGGGAACACCATACGTATGTCCTTTTTTATTTTTTTCTGGATCATAAAAATTCCATTTTTGTCCTTTTTTTAAAGTAATTTTATTTTTTATTTTTTGAATAGTATCGTCGTCTAATTTCATTTTAGCATACCCGGGCCGTGATCCGTCGTCACTGGGTTGTACTAACATACCACCGTCTTGAAATTGTTTTCTAAAAGTAAAACCAATTCCTTTTTCATCTCCTTTCATGCCACCACCAAAGTTTAACTCACCTCCTAATATATCCATCACACCTCTTATCTCGGTTTGATCTAACTCAGGTCCAAGGGACATGGATATTTTGTCAGTTAAAGGTATGTCAACTCCATCTAGTTTAATTAATCTTTTAACAACTTCTTTTGCTGCATCTTCAATTTTATTGGTAGTATAAACAGGGCCCATGGATCCTTGTTCTCCTGGAACTGAACCTATATTATATCCAATCCGTCCACCGTCAGCAAAATTTTCTGGTATGTATTTTTTAGAAAAGGTTTTAAAATCCATCTTGCCACCTTGGTTTAGATAATCTTTATAAAAAGAAATCATCTCATCAATCTTATCGTCGATAGTTATAACACCCTCTCCGTCTTTATAACCAATTCTTCCACCGTCAGCTTTCATATTTCTTTTTAAGTATCTTTTTTTAAACGCGTCGTACTTAGGTGCAGGGAAACCTTCTGACTGTGCTTCTCTAGTAGCCGTGTCGAACGCACCTTGGATCACGCCTTCATCAGCTTGACCTGCGTTAGATTGTTTAACATTAGAATGTTTTACTGAAAGAGGTTTTAGACTTGTAGTGTCAACTCTAGGGTTAGCTTTATTAAATCTGTTAATCGCTTCTATATCAATAACGCTTTGTTTCTTAGGAGGGATAGGTATTTCATCAGTACCCAATTTTAATTTTTTTTTAAGTAGTTGGTTAGTAGATGTTAGATATTCAAATACATTTTTAAGTCTGTAAGGATTCATTATTCTCCTAACATATAAGCTAGGCCACCGCTTGCATATTTGATTGATGGTGCTTGTTCGCTGGCTTCTTCTATAATATCTTTAAGTGACTCTTCTGCCATACCATCTTCATAACTTGAAGCATTATAATTATCTTTATTAATTCTAGAATTAGTTTCTGTAACTTCTTCATATTGATCCTGAGTCTTGATGGCTTTACCATCTTTAGTTACAACATCTTCACCCTTTCTAAGTTCCATGATCTCTACATCAGTAATCATGTCATCACCTTCTTTGTTAACTTTTTTAATAAGTGTGTCTCCTGTAGCCATATCTTCTTCTAAAATATATTCCGACTTACCATTTTTAGATTTTAAAGATTTAGTAATGGTTCTTTCAGATGTAGAAGTTACATCTGTTCCCATTGTTTTAATTTTTTCTGCAAGCTTAAAGAAATACGGAGGAGGCATACCTGATGTAGTTTGCTGTGCAACTTCTTTTGCAACAGTTTTACCAGCACCTTTACCAAACCCAGAAAATATTCCAGACTTAGCTGCACCGATTCCTGCACCCACACTACCCATAAGTTTTAAGAAACCACGTTTACTCATACCTGCTTTCAAACCAATACGTCCGCCGTCTGCATTTCCTTTACGATCTTTAGTTTTAAAATTAGAAAGCTCTACCTTTTGTTCTAATTCTTTGTATCCTTTAGGATCTGTTTCTTTCATAAATCTTCCAAACTCATCTGCAATTTCTGGATCAGACATGTTAATACCTTTACCTTCATTTATAGAAGCTAAAGTTTTTTCAGGTCTACTTGCTCTTTTTAATTGCATCTGTATAGCCATTTTGTTTGTAATAGGTCTAAGTACAGCTCCGTAAATTTCTGAACTAACTTCATCTGGAAGATCTTCACGCAATAAATTATTAAATACTTTTGGATTGTTTTCTACTAAAGCATCTGCTGCCATATCTGCATCATACTTGTAATCTCCTGTTGGAAATATATCATCTACAGCTTGTTGAACTTTCTTTTTGTTTTTTAATAAAGCTGAAATTACTGCTGAGATTTTAGGAATACTTCCTGCCATTAAACCAATACGACCACCCTCTGCTTTTTCTTCAGGGTCTTCTAATTTCTTTTTTATAGATGCAATACCTTTTTTATTATTGGCATCAAGACGTGCTTTAATTTCTGCATCTGATTCAATAGTTTTAATAGGGGCCATTTCAGTATTTTCCATAGCATCTTCATAATTACTATCAAACTGTCTTCTAAATTTTTCTTTACTGGAACTACTAAGGTTGTTCCATTCTTTTTGAGTATATCCAAAAGCATCACTATCAATAATTTTTTTATCTAAATCATTAAGATATTGATTACTAAAAATATTAGTTTCACCTGGTAGTTCTTTACCACCCATAATACCTTTTGATGTATCAATCTTGTTTCCTTCCATGTCCATAACATCTGCTTTTTTAATTCCTGTTATGCCGGGGTTAACGTTTACTTTTGGTGTGTCCATTTGATTAATAACATTTTCAACTTGACCTACAGTTTTCATATCTTCTGGATTGATACCATTACGCATCATCCGTTCAGCTGTGATCTGTGTATTAAGTTCTATTAATTCTTTATTAGGTAAGGTTTGAACAACTCCAGTTTGACTCTTCATCATTTTTTTTACGACCCATTGTCTAATAGCTGTAAGCATTAATAATAATTCCTTTTAGTTTTCTCGACTTGTTCGTCGACGTAGTCTTCAGGGTGTTGTAATAAACCACCTTGTCTGAATCGCATGATTGCTTGTGTAGTCGAGTCGACTAGGTCATCATGATCCCCGTACGGAAACGCAGCGCACTCTTCAACGACGTCCTCTGCAAATTTTTGTTCAGGACACCATATCATACCAGATTCGAACAAAGGTGCAACAGCATTTACACGGGCATGTTTATCATTTCCACGAGAAGGTGTGAAGTTGACAACTGGTATATCCATCTGTCTAAGCTCATAAGTCAAAGGTAAACCACTAGCTTTAGCCTCAACGATAACAGATTCAGGTTGCCAATATTTATATTGCTCTAAAGCCAAGCGCCTTAGTTCAGGGAACTCGTATCTACCTTTTATAGCATCAAGGAGCATGAGGTTAGCGCCACTATCTTGGTCAGGATAGAATACACCCCAAGTGGTAATAGCAGAGTAATCTGCAGTTTCTTTTTTTAAAAATGCTGTATCATAAGATTGTATGACGTGATGTAGTTGTGGTATCCAATCATGTTTCCAAATCTGCCACCACTCACGTTTAAGGATTGCACCTTCTTCTGCTGTTGGATTTTGCATCCACTGCGCGTTCCATTTGCCCGTGGGCAGTGTTGCTTGGACCTTCTCTAATTCATCTAGCTTCCAATACTCAGGCCATACAGGAGCAGCCTTCTTTGATCCGTGGTCCATGATTGCTGGAAAAGAGACCACGTGCCACTGATCAGCTTTCGCTTCTTTTTGATTCTGTATTAATTTACCTGTGAGGTCTTTGTTAGACCAACGCGTCATAACTAAAATAATCTTACCACCAGGTTGTAAACGCTGACGTGGNCCTGACGTGTACCAATCATAAGCAGACTCCATTGCAGTAGGAGATAATGCATCCTGCTCTGAATGTGGATCATCTATGATTAAAAGGTCAGCACCCCGTCCGGTTATTGCACCGCCGACACCAGCTGCAAAATACTCGCCACCTTGTGCTGTTTCCCACCTACCAGCG